CGAATCCTGCACCCCGACCAGGTGGATGTCAGTTGGGGCAATGACGGGTTCCGTGCCTACAAAATCAACTCCAAGAAAGTTGATTCGTTTGACCTGATCCACCTGACCGGGTACATGCTGCCGAACTCGCTTACCGGCGCCTCGATCATTGAGTACTGCCGCAACGCGATTGGTATTGATATTGCGTTGGAAGATGTGGCCGGCCAGTTTTTCTCCAACGGCATCATGGCCTCCGGCATCATCTCAGTTGATGCACCGCTGACCGATGACCAGTCACGGCAAGCGGCCGAAATGTTCTCATCCCGTCACGCCGGATCAAACAGGGCTTTCAAGCCTGTCGTTCTTGGTGGGGGGGCGAAGTTCCAATCGATCTCGTTGACGTTGGAGGATGCCCAGTTTCTGCAATCCCGCCAGTGGGGCACACAGCAGATGGTCACCATGTTGGGGATCCCGCCGCATCTGTTGGGCATTGTCGATAAGACAACTTCGTGGGGTACCGGCATTGAGTCGCAGGGGCGCGCGTTCGTCGACTACACGCTGCGGACGTTTTATGTCCGCATCGGCAACATGTTCACCTCACTGCTGCCCAAAGGTGTGTTCTCGGATTTCATTACCGACGCGCTCACCCGGGCGGACACGGCCACCCGCTTCTCAAACTATGCGCTCGCACTGGGCGCCAACAACGGCATCGGGTGGATGAGCCCGAACGAGGTTCGAACCCTCGAAGGTTTGCCGAAGATCCCAGGCGGTGACACGTACTACGTGGCCGCAACGTCTATCTCTTCCACCGCTACCCCCTCCATTCCTGGTTCGGGCGCAATCATTCCTCCGACTGATCCGAGCACGGGAGCATCTAATGCCGATCCAAGCAACTAGGCGAATGGTCACTGATGGTGGCCTACAGTTCCGGTCCTCATCTGACGGGGTGACTGTAGAGGGGTACGCGTCGACCGCTAACCAGCCGTACGACATGGGTTGGTATTCGGAGACTGTTGCGTCGGGTGCGTTCGCGCGGACGTTGAAGTCTTCCCCGGATGTGCGGTTCCTGATCAACCATGACGGTCTGCCGTTGGCTAGAACGAATAAGGCGATGAAGGCTGCCGGCACAGCAACGTTGGAACTGTCGGAGGATTCCACTGGGTTGAATGTGCGGTCTGTGTTGGACCCGTCTGACCCGGATGTGCAGCGCATTGTGCCGAAGATGCAGCGCGGCGATTTGGATCAGATGTCGTTCGCGTTCGGGATTGTTGAGCAGGAGTGGTCTGAGGATCGTTCGAAGCGGCAGTTGCAGGAGTTGTCTCTTGCTGGTGGGGATGTGTCGATCGTCACATATCCGGCGAACCCGAATGCTGGGATTGCTTTGCGGATGCGTGAACTTGCGGCGGAGGATCCGGAGAAGCTGCGCACCCTGTATGGGGCGATCGCGGACGGGTCAGCTGTTGACGGTCTCACTGTGGAGACGACTGCCCGACTGATGAACCTGTTGGAGTCGTTGGGTACTGACGACCCGGCCTCAAGCTCGTTGGTTGACCTGTCGGACCTGATGCGTGCCGTGACCCCCACAGCGGAGGATGCACCGGTGGAAGAAGTAGAAGAAGCGATCGATGAAACCCTGCTGGGGCGTTCCGTTCGTGACATTCGTAACCTGATCGCCCTCGCGCGCAGGTAACCATAGCGACCCCGTAAGGCGGGGTTTTAGTTCGGCTCGGACTCAGACGCACCACTCAATCCGCCTCTAGATGCGGGTTGGCTCGGACGCAGAAGCACCACTCGGACAGTCCATATCCAAACGACTGGAAGGAGTGGCGCATGCCATCTCTCATTGAAACCATCGAGCTTCGCGTGGCGGAGATTGATAACGAACTTGACGTGATCGTCAAGCGTGCTGAAAAGGAAAAGCGCAACGTCACCGACGAGGAAAACACTCACGTCGAGACGCTGCTTGAGGAGCGTAAGGGCTCGAAGCGTCACCTGAAGAACGCTCAGGCGATCGCGGCTTCACGTTCGAAGCAGACCGCTTCGGTTGCGAAGATCGCAAAGCCTGAGAAGGCTGTCGCATCGTTCGAGACTGAGACTCACACTGAGCTGCGGTCGGACCCTTATGGGGCCGGACGTGAGCACTCCTACTGGATGGACCTGCGCGCAGCCGGCAAGAATGACTCTGCTGCGTCCGAGCGTCTGGCAGTGTCTGACAAGTACCGCGACGCACAGTTGGCTACCCGTGGTGAGGACTCGCGAGGGTTTGAATCTCGTGGTGAAACCACTGTTACTGGTGCTGGTGGAGAGTTCAACCCGCCGCTGTGGGCTATTGATCAGTGGATCAAGCTTGCACGTCCGGCGCGCACTTTCGCTGACGTTGTGCAGAACCTGCCGCTGCCTCCCGGTGTTTCCTCGATCAACCTGCCGAAGGTTATGACGGGTACCGCTACGGCTACGCAGACCACCCAGAACACTGGTGTGAACGTTCTCGATATGACCACGGGGAGTGTGTCGGACTCGGTTCACACTGTTGCTGGTGGCGCGGTGTACTCGCTCCAGTGGGCGGCACAATCCCCGATCCTTGTTGACCAGGTTATTACCGATGACGTCGGTCGTGACTTGGCGACGAAGGTCAACGCAGCGGTCATTGCGGCTGTTGCCGGAGTGTCTGGTTTGAACTCGGTTACGTACACGAATGCATCCCCGACGACTGCCCTTCTGGGTCAGTACCTGCAACAGGGTATCGACCTGATCACCGGTGGAAACTACTCAAAACCCGACGCCATTCTCTTAAGAGGAGACAGGTGGGGTCGCATCCTTTCCTACACTGACGCGCAGGGTCGCCCGCTCGTCATCCCGAACCCGAACTATGGACCGTACAACGTTCAGGGTTCCTCGGTTGGTCAGAACGTGCAGGGTTACGCCGGCGAGTACCGCGGCATGCCCGTCTACATTGACCCGATGATCCCGAACAACCTCGGCGCTGGTAGCAACCAGGACGAGGTGTTCATCATCGATTCTCAGCAGATTAAACTGTGGGAGTCCGCACCGAAGGTGGAGTCGTTCGACGCCACCTACGCGAACCAGATGAGCCTGTTCATTCGTATCTACGAGTACTACATGCTCATCCCGAACCGGCTGCCGAAGGCGATCTCGCTGATCACCGGTACCGGCATGATCCCGGGTGCTTACGGCCTGTAACCCCTGATGGCGGGGTGTCCTTTGGGGCGCCCCGCCATCACTTTGAAAGGAAAAAAGCATGGCACAGAAAGCAATCAACTATGGCGTTTCGACTCTCGATTACATCGACGGGTTGAACGACGAGCTGAAGGCTCTGAACCCGAAGGCGAAAGATTTCGCTGAGCGTGAAGGGCTGATCAAGGGGGAGCTTGACGCTGCCCAGAAGAACGTCGAGCTGGAGCGTCTTGAGGTGGCTGAGGCTGCTGCTGCGCAGCGTGCGGCAGACCGCGCGGCTTAAGCCTCCGCTGGGTGCCCGGTCTGGCCGGGCACCCCACATTCTTTGGAGCGCACCGTGGACCCCCATACTGATCCGCTCATTTTGGAACTTGAACTGAGACTGCATATGTCTTCCGACGCTGAGGAAAGAGTTGAGCTGATGACCCAGTTAGCCGCGTTGGGTGTCCTTAGTCGTGCTGTGAGATTGCCGGTGGAGTCCAGGTGAGCACCATTCAGGGTGGTGTGTATTCGGCCACATATGTGAATGCTGCGGCTCTTACCGGGTCGGCAGTGGTGTTGACGGTTTACGCCCCCGATCTGACGATCTCGACTCCGGTGGTGACTGTCTCGGGGTCGTCTGCGACAGCGACCGTCCCTGCCGTGCAGGTGGGTTCTTATCTGCTGGTGTGGACTGTCACTGGGACGATCACGGATGCGCAGCAGGATCAGTTCATGGTCGTGGCTGCCGCCCTCGATCTCGTATCGCTCGCAGATTTGAAACTTGATCTGCGCATCTCGCCCACCGATTTTACTTACGACTCGCAACTGCGGCGGTGGATCAAAGCGGCGCAAGCGGCAATTGAGCGCATCACGGGGCCGATCCTGCCGCAGACGAAAACGTATTCGGTTGATGGTGGCGGCAACATTCTTATACTGCCCTACAGGTGGGTGTCGTCGGTCACATCGGTGATCGAGACGATCGGTGTTGTCAACTACACACTCACCGAGCAGCCCCTCGGATTCTCGGTCAACAACTACGGGTATACGTGGGATCGAACAATCAACAAGATCACCAGGCGTGGTGCGGCTGGTGCGGCAATCCCGTTCGTTGTCGGTGTCGGCAACGTGAACCTCATCTATGTCGCAGGTATGCAGGTCATCCCTGAAGATATCCAATTAGGTGCGAACGCTTTGGTGAAGCATCTGTTCCGTAAGGGCAACACACCGGTGAAGTCTTTGCTCAGGTCGTCGTCGGACAGCGAAGTGATGGTTCTGCCGAATTACTACATGCCCAACGAGGTGCTTGAACTGATCACCCCCTACGCACTGTCGCCCGGTATTTTCTGATGGGTACCGCGTTCGGTCAAGTCATCGACTACCTCTTCGCGGGGACTGTCACAGTTTCGGTGTCGCCGCTGTTTGGGCAA